GGGAAGTCTTGCTTGATTGCTACCTTAGTAGTGTTAGCTACTGCATCGTATGATTTAAATTGTACCTTGTAATCCATTATTTAGGTACCTCGTTTTTATTCTTAATTTCTTCAAAAAGATCCTTCAAGTCCTTATCGGACTCTAAGACAGAGCGATAGCTTTCAACTTCCTGAGCAAGTTGCGCTACAAGTTGTTGTGACTCAGTGAGACGAACCTTAAATTCAGCCTCATTGATCGACTTACTAGCTAGTTGATTTGCTAGTTCTGTGATGATTGCTACATAATTATTTTCGTTCATTACAGCTCCTACCTGTAGTTATATTTTGAAAGGACACCACCGATGTGACTTTGTGCAGCACTATTTTTAAGATCCCAGCCATATTTTTGTAGGATGCCAAAACATGTGAGCAGATCCCATAAATAAGTTCCAACGCTTCGATGATTGCCATCTGCTGTGTAGATCATTCTAAAATCAGATGCAATCATTTCAGAGTATGTTGTGCCGTTTAGTGGTGCAATCCTTGGTTTACCAGCATTTTGAATGATCCAGCCCTGTTTAAACTCGCTGTGTTGCAAGTACATTTTGTCGGCATAGAATTTTGTATAATCCTCAACAGCTTTGTTTGTGCTGTTGTAAATTTCCATTCCGCTAAATGTTTTATTTCCACTATTCTCTGTACCGTCACGGTTTGATCCAATGATGGTTTTCGAGAATCTGTTCCCATTCTCGATATGCGTTCCATACCTGATAAATTGGGTTGGGAAATTGTCGAAAACTCGCCTGATAACTGCTGTGTCGGTCAACATGTTCAACGCACTACTATCTAAATCAAATACCAGCGCTCCAGTATTTGATTCTAATCTTCCTCCCTTGATGCGCTCAGCGTTAAAGTCTACCGAAGACAACTGCGTGATAAAGGCTTTTTGCGATGTAAGCTCTCTGATAAAAGCTTGATTTGATACAAGCTTATTAATCATAGCAGAATCTACAAGTAGCTTGTCGGCAGTGACAGAATCTGATGCCAAAATCTGAGTAGTGACTGATCCTGATTCAAAATTCCCTGTTTTCAGCTTATCAATCATAGCTGATTTGATAACTGCGTTATCAATTTGAGTTTCGCCTGTAATGTGAGTTAGTTTCCCAACAAAACGGTTTGTCCCGTCTGCGCCTAGATTAACACCGCTGATGATATCGCCTGCGCTGTTAATGTTTTTGATTGAATACGAGCCTGCAAGCTGTGTGACTTGTGTCCTTGTCGCTTCTGCAGATTGCTGGGCTTGTCTAGCTTGTTCAGCGACTTGAATCGCCTTGGTTTGAGCGTCCTCAGCCTTTTCTTGAGCTATTTGAGAGATCCCAGTGGCTCGATCTGCTCTTGCTTGAGCACCGATAGCAAGTTGCCTTGCTTCTTGTGCTTCTCCTGTTGCTTGCTCAGCGGTTGCTATTGCTCCATCAGCTTTCTCTTGTGCTCCTTCTGCCGTCTGTTTTGCTTCTAGCGCTTTATTGGACGCTTGCCCAATTTTGGCATCTAGTGCACTGGTCTCGGCAAAGGTATCATCAAATTGGCTTGGTTTGTAAGGACCTGTATTCGAACCTCGAACAAAAATAGGCTCTTTAAATTCGATCCAGCCATTTTTGGCCAAAAAGATATAAAACGGGTAGTTTTTGTCTTCGCCAAAAGTAAAATCTTCTTGAATAGTGAAAGTTTTTTGAAACTCGTGCCATTCGTCCAAGGCCGGCCGTTCTTCGCCAATATTAGCCCGTGTGAGTATTTTGTTTAATCTGTGATTTTTTATGTTAAAAACGAAAGAAACATCTGGACGCTCTCTAATACGATACTTAAAACCTATCGTATAAGTCTCACCGTGATAGATTTTTTTAACGTAAATAGGGAGTGTAAAACCAGTCCAGTTATAGCCTGTCAACCCTTGCGCCTTTATCGTGAAAATGCCATCTGTGACAGATACGCTTGCTTTTGGATTGTTGTTATCCACAAGAGTATTTTTGTCCATCGTCATGGAATTGACGATCAAATTATTGTCATCGGTAACATACTTCCCGACTTCGGTTTGAAATATTTCGCTTGACATCACCAAGCGTGAGAGTTTATTTGGCGCACCTTCTTCTGTCGTTCCAAGGATGCGCTCAAACAATTTCGTGCTTTCACGGACTGCATTGTAGTTTGTGACTTGCACCTCAATTTGTCGAGTGTTGGCAACAACTTGCGAGTTGGTATTTGCTAGATCACGATTTGTTGTTTCCAAATTTCGATTTGTCTGATCGATTCGATTGTTTGATTGATCAACTTTTCGATCAGTCAAGATCAACTTATTATTGGCATTGTTTGCAGCACCCTGTGCATTTACGATATCGATTTTAGCTTTATTTAGGCCGTTATTCATCTGGCCTAACTGGTTATTCATCGAGTATAGCGAACTGTTAATGCTTCCACTCATGTCGCCAATCCGTTGATTTGTTTGGCTGATCTTTTGATTTACTTGATCTTCAACTTGTACTATCTTTTTTGTTACTTCGCCAGAAATTTTGCTGTAAATCGCAGTCCCGTTATCTGATTCAATAAAGGTTTTGTTTATCTTATCGCTTAGATCCTTGCTTTTCAAAATCTCATCTTTGAGTTTTGCAGATATGCTTTCCATGCTTGGAAATGTGCCTGCTTTACTCAAGGCTTCCTCTGCTTTTGCATTTGCTTTTGCAATTTCGGAGTCAGTTAGTTTTTTTGATTCCAAGATTTTTTGCGCAACAATTCCATTTATTTCCTGCTTAACCACTTCAGCTTGTGCTTTGGCTTGCTCGATACCATCTGTGATTTTATGTTCTAGCTCTTTTGCTTGTTTGTCATACTCAGCATTAGCATTATCTACAAGCTTCTGCTCTTTTGCCTCGTATTCTGCATCATAAGACTTGATTTTCTT